AGAGCCTTGTGCGCCACCAATTGTTAGGTTATCTGTTTCTAGAACACCATCAATATCTACATTACCTGAAATATCTAAACTTGCTGCATCTACTTCGCCTGCTACTGTTAATACTCCATCAGCAAGAGTCATTAAATCTGTATCAGAAGTATGACCTATTGTTGTACCATTAATTATAACATTGTCAACTGTAAGTGTTGTAAGAGTTCCAAGACTTGTGATGTTTGATTGTGCTGCTCCTGTTACTGTAGCTGCAGTTCCTGAAGCATTTCCTGTTACGTTACCTGTTAATGCTCCTGCAAAAGCTGTGGCAGTTAGTGTTCCTGAACTTGGATTATAAGTTAAATTACCATCTGACTCTAAACCTAAATTACCACCATCTACATCACCACCTGCCGTAAATATAACAGCATTGTTTTCATTTGTGCTTTCGTTATCTGTTATAGTAACTGTAGTTGCAATAGCTGCAGTACCTGTAGTATCTTGGTTAAGTGTTCCAACTGTAAAGTCTAATGTATTATCACCATCTTGATAAGCTACAGTTATACCTGATTCAGTGTTTGAACCAACCATAGCTCCTACAGTGTCTGCAATAGTTTCAGCTAAAGTAACTCCACCAACAGTAATTGCATCGGCTTCTAAAGTACCGTCTATGTCAGCATCACCTGATACATCTAACGTAGTTAAGTCTAACTCACCTGCTATGGTAACATTACCATCTGCTAAAGTTATTAAATCTGTGTCAGAAGTATGTCCAATAGTTGTTCCATTAACTATTACATTATCAACTGTTAAAGTTGTTAAAGTTCCTAATGAAGTTATATTAGGTTGAGCAGCCGTTGTTACTGTAGCTGCTGTACCAGTTGTGTCTTGATTTAGTGTACCAACTGTAAAGTCTAAAGTACCATCCCCATCTTGATAAGCTACTGTAATACCTGATTCAGTATTACTTGATACCATAGCTCCTACAGTGTCTTGTACAACTTCTGTTAAGTCTATATTAGCTGTACCATCAAAAGATACACCATGTATAGTTCTTGCAGTTGCTAATGCTGTAGCTGTAGCTGCTAAACCTGTAGTGTCTTGGTTAAGTGTACCAATTACAAAGTCTAATGTGTTGTCGCTGTCTTCGTATGTAACTGTAATATTAGTTTCAGTGTTTGAACTAACCATAGCTCCAACAGTATCACTAATTGTTTCTGCGAGTGTAGTACCATTAATAGTAAGTGCGTCTGTTTCAAGAGTACCATCTACATCTACGTTTCCTGATATATCTAGACTAGCTGCTGTTATTTCACCACCAACTGTAAGAGTTGTAGCCATATCAACAGCACCATCAATATCAACTATGTCTAAGTTTGAAGTACCATCTATGTCTATATCACCACTAATATCTAAAGATGCTCCTGTTAAAACACCTGCAACTGCTAGTGTAGAAGCCATATCAACTGCACCATCAATGTCCACTACATCAAGGTTAGTAGTACCGTCTACATCTAAATCTCCGTTAAAGTCTACATTGCCTGCAACTGCAAGAGTTGTAGCCATGTCAACAGCTCCGTCAATGTCTACAACATCTAAATTAGTTGTACCATCTACGTCTAAATCTCCGTTAAAGTCTACGTTACCTGCTACAGCAAGTGTAGTAGCCATATCAACTGCACCGTCTATATCTACTACATCTAAATTAGACGTACCATCAATGTCTATATCACCTGAAATATCTAAAGAAGAACCTGTAAGAACTCCTGTTACTCCTAAAGTACCTGCAATAGTAGCATTAACATCTACGTCAAGTGTATCAATATGTGCAGTACCGTCTATAAAAAGATCTTTAAATTCTAAAGAACTTGTTCCTAAATCAATATCATTATCTGTTACTGGAACGATAGCTCCGTCTTGTATTCTAATCTGCTCAACTGCAGCACTAGAAACTTCTACAAATACTCCCCAACGATTATTTGTGCTGTCTGCTACAATTTTATTAAGAAAATCTAAATCACCAATAGTATGTATATTGCCACCATGTCCTGCTGTACCATCGTGTCTATGGCCTGTGCTTGAAGCACTACTAGAACTGTATGTAAATGCATTTACTAATTGATTGTATTCGTTGTTAAACAATGCAGCAGTAATGGTATCTCCATCACTAAACGTACTTTGTCTTGTATAACTTTGTGCCATGTTTTATTCTCTCCCTGAAGGTACGTAATCTATATATATTCCATTTACTGTATAAGGTGAATTTTGATTATCGCTAAATATTCTAAAATAATTACTTTTTCCACTGCCTTCTACTGATTGTCTAGTTATTGGGTCTGTTGCTGCTCCAAACTTATGACCTGCTGTAGAACCAAAAACTGCTGTTCCAAACAACGAAGGTTTTGGTATTGATAATGAATAATCTGTAGGCTGTGGACTATCTAGATCATCAAAATTATATCTTATTCTTAAACTTGTATCAACTGTTCCTTCTGGAGTTATAGAAACTTTTACATACTTAAGAGTTTTTAAAGTTCCTAAATCTCCGTAATCAATGTCTGGTGTTTGATACTTAGCTATAATATTAGTAGCCGATCCACCAGAATCTAAAAAACTATCTCCTGTATCATGATTATATACTTTTCCTATGTAATCACCATGATAATATTTTTCAACACCGCTTGAGTTAAAACCTGAAACGGCTGCTGCACTTGCATCTATACCTATTGTTTCAGACCACTGAAATTGTGTTCCTCCTTGTGGAGTTGTTTTTAGAGTTCCTATTATTCCTCTTGCAGAACTTCCAGAAGAAGAATCTCCATAATATAAACGATACTGCGATTTATCTCGTATAACAATACTGCTTACATTAAAACTTCCAATATTATCTGCAATGTTTTTCATTACAGGCTGTATTGCTCTAGTAACTGTACTTAACTCTACGTCACCAATTCTTGCTGTACCTGCTAGTGTTCTTATGCCGTCAGGCGCTAAAAATACTAAGTCACCACCAATCTCTTGAATACTTTTACCATCTAAACAACCAATGTTTTGTGTAATTGGTTGTACGGCAATACTTGCTGATACATTTATATTTACTAATTTATAAATACTATTTTTACAAAATATAATTAGATCATCACGAAAAGATCTTAAACCTACTACTTGATCATCTAATACTATACTTCCTGAACCGCTTGTTGTAAAATCATCTATGTCATTTGTTCCGCTATAAAATATAGTATTTGGTGCTGTTGCTGCTCCTGATACAACTAAATGCCTATCGTGTATCGTACAAAATTTAGGATAGTGTGTTCCGCTTACTGTTATTTCTTTTGCGTAATAAGTTCGATCACTTAATGCGCCAGTTCCTGTCATTTTAAAATAAAAAGGTTTTACACCTGATCCTTCGTCAGTGATTATAACTTCTCCATAAGTTGTATCACCTTCGTAAGTTGCAAAATGTGCAAGACTTTGTGAGGTTCTAGTAGAAGCACTACGACCTGTAAAAGTACTGTAGTTATCTCCACTACCAGAAACACTTGCTCTATTTATTTGCAACCAACTTGTTCCGTCTAAACTAAAATATATGTTAGTACTTGAACAAGCTATAACTCCATCAGCATAAACATGAAGACCTAATATATCGTCTTCGCTGCTTGGATTTGCTGAACTTCCTCCTCCAAAAGCAGAGAAACCGTTTATTCGTCTATATCCTCCAGCAATATCAACTTCAAAGTTTTCTAACAATGTAGCAGAACCAGGAGTTCTTAACATTTCAAAAGAACTTGAAGATTTATCTAATCCTCCACTACAAGCTAATGCAAAAGGTTGAGAAGCAGTCATTATATTTGATCCGTTGACATATACTTAGGCGCAGGATTCATTAAATTAGACCTCATTTTTCTTAATCCTTTTTTATAATCGTCTAATGCAAAAGCTGCTGTTTGAGGGTTATCTTTAAATTGATGCATATAATATCTAGCTCTTGCTAATAAAACCGAACTATACATATCAGGAAATACTATTGCATCTCCGTGTGCATCTAATGCTGTAGGTAAATCCCAAGCAAAAAACCACACTCTATAAACTTTGTCAGGTATTGGGCTTACTCCAAATTTTCTACCGTCAGGACTTCTTATAACAACTTTAGGTTCACCATATGTTTGTGTATCTGCATCGTCTATATTTTCAGATTCTCTACGATGATCTTTCCATTCCTCTAATGTTACAAAAGATAAATTTTGGCTTGTATAAGGCGCTGATTCACCACTAACTCCAATAGTTGTTAGATAAAAATCATTCCAATCTATTGCGCCATAATCAGTTGTAACTGAGCTTGATGCTGCTTTTAATTCGTACCATCTTGTTCCTGCTGTTGTTTCAACATACACATTTCCATAAAAAGGATCTGTTGCTCCGCTTTCTCCTGTAGCAAGAAAAGACCATCTAGGTTCAGCGCTTACTATATCATTATAAGCTCTATTAACACAATCTTTAACGTGGGCCTGAATTCCTAAAGCACTACTAAAATTAGAAGAAGTTAAAACAACTTCGTTTGATTCTCTTAATAACTCATTCGTTAATTGTAAGTAAGTAGTTGCCATTTTTATTTCTTACCTTTAGCTTTTTTCTTTGCTGTCTTACTTAAATCTTTAAAATGATAAAGCCTTTTACTTGTTTTAGTATGCGTTTTATTAGAATGTACATGTCCGTTGGGCATTTTGTGTGTGTTGCCTTTAAACTCAGTGCCATTTCTAAAATAATGTTTTACACCTTTAGCCATTTTAAATCCTTATAATTACTTCATTGTGTTCATGCCAACTTTGGCATCACACTTTTTAACTTTGTCTTTTATATTTTTATATTTTTT